ACACAAAAAGGAAGGCACAAAAACTAAATGTGGTTGTTTTGCCAAGCGAAAACATCAAAATGAAAATTGATGTTTATGATGTATACGGAAATTTTATAGTAAGTATTGGGGATAGAAACTATTTAGATTATCCCTATTATGTAAAATTTTGTGGTAAAAAGATTGCAGATGAACGCCGTAAGGCTTATAAAATTAGACACGAAAAGGACAGGCATATAAAAGGCAGCGCCGGATATTATGCCGACCAATTATTATGGTAATTAAAAATAATTTTATGTTTAAAAATTGGAAAACAAGCCTATTTGGATTAGGCACTTTTATCACTGGAGTAGCTACGATCATTAAAGGGGATATTCCGGGCGGTGTAACGGCAGTTTTAACCGGTTTAGGTTTATTTGCCGCAAAGGATAGCGATATTAATTTAAACAATCGTAAATAATGACAAAAGCCAATAAATTTATAATTGTTGCCGCAATTGTTTTATTACTTACAACCGCAACCGCTATGGGAGTTTCTGCAAAAGCCTTAAATTTCATTAAATCATTTGAAGGCGAAAAATTAAAAGCATATCGGGACACTGGTAACATTTGGACTATTGGATATGGTTCAACTTATAATCACGATGCCGGGCGTAAAGTTCAGGAAGGGGATATAATAGACAAAGAAACGGCTTTACGTTGGTTAAGATTAGATGCCGGAAAATTTGCATCTGGAGTTAAAAAACTGGTTAAAGTACCCATTAACCAAAATCAATTGGATAGTTTAACATCATTTGCCTACAATTTAGGGTTGGGAGCGTTACAAACTTCTACTTTATTAAGAAAATTAAACGCCGGAAGTCCTAAAACGGAAGTTGCGGCGGAGTTCCTGAAATGGAATAAAGGGCGTAATTCAGCCGGTTTATTGGTTGAAATAGATGGTTTAACGAGGCGTAGGAAGGCTGAGGCAGAATTATTTTTGTTATAGATAGGGTTAAATACAAACAAGTAAGGAAACCCCCGAAATTTCTATTTTGGGGGTCTTTTTTTGCCTTCAAATGATCATTTTATAAGAATTATTTGGTGGTTTAAATTATTTATATATAATTTTAGGCTACAAAACAAAAAACCCTATCTTATGACATTTAACACCGACCAAAAAATTTTGGGTCAAATTGCCGCAGCGCAATCCAAAATTCAGCGTCTTGAGGCGCTCCGCTCACTTACCCCATTTGAACAAGTTACATTCTTTTTTTATGGTTCAGGGGGAAAATTCTTATCCATTAATGAAAACGACATTCCGTTTGATTTAGCATTTGAAATTCGTATTCTAATTGATGCCGCAATAGAGCATTATAACCACGAAATTAAGATGTTGGAAAATTCGTTTCAATGAAAAAATTACTAATAAAATTTATTGCGGTAGTATATCTATTCGTGGTGTCTATTCCGCTTACTATACTGGTATATTTTTTATATTATTTAATATCAATTATTCTTTACTTCAAAAAAACAAAAAAAAATGAAAAACGAGTATCTTCAATCCCTTCTGAATGGTTATGGCTCAATGAACGCCGTAACGAACAAAAAAAATGAAAAACAACCCGATTATCAGGGTTGGGTAAAATTAGATGGCAAATTTTATGAGGTTGCCGGTTGGGTCAAATTTGGCAAGACAAACAATAAATTTTTATCAATTTCAATTCAAGAAAAAAACCCATTTCAAAATGAGCAAGACAAAACAATCTAAAGAGCCTAAAAATTCCTTTTTACTTAATATTTGCACTATTGATGATGAAATTGTTAGGGTTGTAAATATTGAGCCTCACGAGGTCAATTTAATGAAGGAATTAATAACCGACATTTACGAAAATCAATCCGGCGGAGTTACAATCCGTTTATCCTTAAAATCAAAATATATAAGAGATGAAATATCAAACTAACGCCCCCGCTTATCCGTGTATGCCTATAAAAGATGAATTTGGGCGCATTATTGCCGCTATTCCCGGCTTTACTAAATATGAACAAGTCCTTTTATCAATTGTATGCGCAAAGGAAGGAAATAGCCGCACTGGATACCAAGACACACCCTCAATGATTATGAAAGCGGCGGTTATACTTACCGATGAATATTTTAAAACCCTTCAAAAATTACAAGATGCAAAAGAAGATACAAACGGCGTTATTCAAATGTAGTCCTGAAATTCAGGCTTTAATAGTGTTTATAATTGCACTATTTTTATTCGGCTTTATACAAAATATTTAATGGAACAAGACAAGACAATAACCCTACCCGAAAAATTAGCCAAAAGAAAATATAACCCTGACTTTATTCCCCCAAAAGACCAGGTAGTTTTTACCATCAGCGAATTACCGATTGGCGTTATTCAAAATTTTATAATCTTATCAGGCGTAGCGAAGGCGGGGAAATCAACATTCCTCGCCGCCGCTATTTCCAGTGCTTTTATGCCGGGCGATATGTTTGGGATGAAATTTCGTTTTCCGGAAGGTAGGCGCAAAATTGCCTATTTTGACACGGAGCAAAGCGAATACGATTTTTTTAGACAAGTTAATAAGATTAAAAACTTTGCCGGTATTAATGGCTTACCTGAATGGGCGGACTTTTATTCGGTTCGTGAAGATAATCCAAGCGAAATAAGGGCGTTAATTCAAACTTATTTGGAAAATAACCCCGAATGTCCAATTGTTATAATTGATGGAATTTTAGACCTTATTTTTGATTATAACAACGAAGTTGAAAGCCGTAAACTTGTAAACTGGTTTAAGAAACTTACAAAGATTTATAATTGCTTATTTATTGGCGTTCTGCATCAGGGTAAAGGGTTGGGAAACCAAACATTAGGACATTTGGGTTCTAATTGTGATAGATGGGCAAGTTCTACACTTGAAGTAGTAAAAGACAAAGAAAAAAAGACCTTCACATTACAACCCCGATTTTTGAGAAGTTCCGAAGATTTTGAACCGGTTGTGTTAATGAATTATGACAACCAGTGGCGCCAAATTGATAACATCAAAGAGCCGGAAAACACAAACAAAATTGATCCCGTGAATTTTAATGAAATGAACCACAAAAAAATGATTTTGCAGATACTGGCAATTGAAAAACCTTATAAAGATTTAATTGCCGAAATTCAGGAAGTAACCGCAAAGGGAACGAATTACGCAAAGAAAATTTGTAAAATTTGGATAGAAAAAAATTTAATAACAAAAAATTTTAATAACCTATATGAAAAAAGATTTTAAGAAAACCGCAATTCATGAATTAATTGACGAACTAAAAAAAATTTCTACTGCCGTATCAAAAGAAAATAATATGGATATGGTAGCAGCATTTAACTATGCTATTGATGTAGCAAGATTAAGTATTGAAAAAGAAAAAGGGCAGATAATAAAAGCTCACATAGATGGGTTTGATTATATAGTAGCGGAATTTAAAAAACAAGAATTTGCAGAACAATATTTTAATAATACATATAATCAAAATGATAACGAAACGAACTTTTAAAAAATTTTTAGTTGAAATGCTAAAGACCGGACTTATTAAAATGGTTAAGGTAAATAATCAAATTAGATTTAAATATAACGATACAATTTTAACCAAAGATGATATTGAATTTTTGATGTTAGCGTACAAAAAAAAACCGGTTAAATAAATTAACCGGCTTAGACAAAACAATGATTACCCAATCATTATTTCATTCACTTACCATACAAAAATATGAAAAATACTTATTCAACAATAGTTTTTTTTGAACCTGAATTAAATATATCCCCCCGTAAATATAGAAACGTAACAAATTTGGATAGTTTTGCCGATTTTTGCCGTAATTCAGGCGCAAAATATATAAACGTATACGAGAAATCCACAAAACGATTTTATTGCCGCATTTGGCTTAATAATCCCCATTAATCCCCATAATCCCCCCCAATATCAAAGAACCGGTTTAAAACCCGGTTTTTTTATGCCTATACACTTGATTATAGGATAGGTTTATTTTTAAAGGTGTAAATGAATGAATGTGTAAGAAATTAAACCGGTTTAAGTGGTTTAAAATAGGTGGTTTAAATTTTATCTTCGCGCCTACA